GATATTCGTGGATGCCACGTCATGGATGGCATGATCCTCACCCATATCCCTGTTCATCTGGGCAGCCTTGGTCGATTTGGATGCAACATCCATGGGCATCTTCACGCCAATCGCGTGATGAAACCTCGCGGTGTTGATGCGAAAACAGGCGAGATCCTACTCTCCGACGAGATCGATCCCAGATACTTCAACGTGTCCGTCGAACAAATCAATTTCCAACCCATCATGTTTGAGGATGTTCGAAAAATGATCATAGCTCAAGGAGGGATGACTGGATTTAGGCAGTATACGAAAAAAGAAGCAGATTAAAAATAGGAGTTTTAGTAATGGTTGCACGTACAGGTCTTAACAAAAACGGAAAAGGTCGTCGAAAGATGGGTAGTAAGAAACGTCGTAAAAGGTCTGCTAATAGAAAGAAGTAGTACAATGGAAGAAAAAAAACAAGCTCTTTATGAAATGTTAAAAGAAATGAGAATCTCGTTTCAAGAATCTTCTAACCAATACGCAAAACTTGCTGAAGAGCATTGGAACAAGCTTTCTGAAGATGAAAAATTGTTTGCTTTCTATAATGTGTGTAAACGAATTTATGAAGCTGATGTTGTGAAAAGAACTTCATACCGAGGTTCAATTTATGATGTATTTGGATTTGATATGGAATCATACGTTGTTGGTATGGAGTGTGGTTATTTGGAAATTCATAATTTGATTGGCGAAGCTTTGGATTCAATTAAAAATGATGCACCATGAAATTAAAATGCAATTGCTGCAAATGGCTTATGAAATACACTCCGATGACTATAATTCACGGAGAGAAGTAATTCTCAATCATTGGGATAACATTGTTGGTAAAGCAAATCAAGGCTGCACAAAACTCCCACCGCTACCAAAATTACCACAATACGTTACACCAGAACAGATAATTGCAACTGCTTCAATATTAGCCCAGTTTGTTTTAGGAAACAAAAATAATATATACTAATGGTTGTTGATGTTAATTCAAAGGTACCAAAGACTCGGGGGCGGCACCCGACGCCTCCACCAAAAGTTCATCGAGTAAGGTTGTTGACCTTCTCGAACTGTCGAGCAGTAGAAGTCTGCGATTCGGTGAACTTTTGATGGGGGCGAAGTAGGTTTCGATTTGGTGCGTAATAGGTTAAAGGAGACCCGGCAAAGCAGAAGCCGTAGGATTGGGGTTAACTCAGTCGAAGAAGCATTAACTTAAATGCCAACGACAACGTTGCATATGAAGATTATCGCCTAGCGGCATAATTGTTCGGGGTATGGGCTCCACCTGGCAACAGAACGGGCCTTCTTAACATCAATCTCTTCGGAGATACCAAACAATGAAAAAAAAATATAATACTAATATAAATGATAGTTTTTTACTTGTTGTTGCGCGATTGTTTCGTGGAATAGAAAAGTCAAAGATTGATGAAAAAGCTAAAGAAGAAGATTGTAGCAATAAAAAGTAGTTAATTATGGAGTCAGGTGTGATTGAATTACAATCCATTTCTAGTGATAAACAACTCGCCGAAAATCAATTAGAAATTCTAATGTCTAAGAATGAATTAGACGAGATCAAGTCTCAAATTGAGAATCTTCCACAAAACGGAAAAATGGTGGAATGGGGATCTGGTGGGTCGACAGTGACCTGGTTATCTTTATTGAACAAAAATACACAATTGATTTCAATTGAACACAATTGGGATTGGTATGAAAAAATTGATAACTTTGTATATCAATACTTAAAAGATAGGATTCAATGTGATTTCAAATACTTATACAAACCACCACTACACCAAGACTACGACCATCAGTACGCTACAATACTTGAAGAACATCCATATGGATTAGATGATTACATTCTTCCCAATGAAGTAAATATTAGCGATGCAGACATTTATTTTATAGATGGTGTATCAAGAGCAGCTGTAGCATCATTAATGTTATTAACATCATCTAATATTAACGCTGTGTACTATATCCATGACTATAAAGGAAGAGAGCATTGGTACGATTGGTTAGTTTCAAAACTACCATACAAGACAACAATTGATACTATGTTGAAGTTCTCAAAAAATAAGGATCTTGTTTAATGCTACAACTCAAAAAAACATTTGATACAGATGGCTTCAATACTTATATACAGCAGTGTATGGCTAACGAACAATCATTGCTTGAGAGTGTACTAGATTACAGCGAACGTAATGGTATCGATGTTCAAACTATGGCCGACATACTGCGTAAAAATCCAAAATACAAAAAGCTTTTGTTAGCAGAAGCAGAATCATTACGTTTGGTAAAATAATGCAATCTCACCTTACGCAAAATGGGTTAGAAGCATACAAAAAATATGTCTCTATAAGATTACACTTCTCCTCGCCTGATTATAATTACTTTCAGTTCAAAGGCTCTACAAAAGCATCTTTTGATTCTTACAAAAAAAGAAAAGATGCTATTTTCTTTGAAATGCTAGCTAAAAAATCTGATGTAGAGCAGTTTATTGCTTTTTCGTTTGCGCAGTTTGATTCTGTGTTTCCTAAGGAATTAGTTACAAATAAAAAATACGAAGACAGCTATAGCACACTTAAGTATGAATTAGATTCATTATCTTATTGTTTAAGAAAACAACTATTAGCCAATGATATTCAATCTGTTGAAGATATGAAGCTTTTTTTGCAACCTAACGGATTCAAACATCCATTGGTTATTCAAAAATATCTTGCGAAAACAATTTCTTTAATAACTTTGTGCGCGCTTGATGTTGCCTTAGATCTCAGGGCATTGTATGATGAAAAAATACAGGAAAAAACTGTATGGCCTTTAATCTCATTAAAGGTTAATAAACTCCAGCCTTTTCTTAATATTAACAAACAAAAAGTTAGTGAGGTAATTAAGGGGTTAGATCAATAAATACAATTGATATTTTGAGATCATTGGATAAGTAAAATACAAACAATATGGAGAATACAATGTCAAAACTATCAGAATACACTGCAAAAATGACTAAACTAACTGAGAAGCTGACTAAGCTCTCAGAAGTACCTGGCCAAAAGCAAGATAATGCTAATTTCTGGTATCCTGCCGTTGATAAGTCTGGTAACGGAAGTGCTGTTATTCGGTTTCTTCCTCCTAGGCTCGATGAGGATGAAGCAATTGTTCGTAGATGGACTCATGCTTTTAAAGGACCAACTGGTTTATGGTACATTGAGAATTCTAGGACCTCACTTGGTGAGCGGGATCCAGTATCAGAAATGAACTCTATTCTATGGAATAGTGGTGATCAAGAAACTGCTCGAAACAGGAAGCGTAATCTGGAGTTCTTCGCAAACGTTTATATTATTAAAGATCGTGAAAACCCTCAAAATGAGGGTAAGGTGTTTATCTTCAAGTTTGGTAAGAAAATCTTTGATAAGATTCAAGCTGTCATGACTCCAGAGTTCGATGATGATCCTAGCGTAAACCCATTTGATTTACTGCATGGTGCAAACTTCAAATTGAAGATTCGTACAAAGGATGGTTATAGGAACTATGATGATTCCCAGTTCGATCCTCCATCAAAGTTTCTTAATGGTGACGAAGATACCATCGAAGCCGTTCTCGATAACCTCCATCCTTTGAATCAATTCGTGAGAGCTGACCAGTTTAAGTCTTACGATGAATTAAAGATCAGGCTGAACCAAGTGCTTGGTGTTGAAGAAGTAGAACAAGATTTTTCACCACCTAGGATCTCTCAAAAGCCTCAAGTTTCACAGCAATCCCAAGGGGGATCAAAACGAGCACGAATGGCTACTCCAGAAGAGGAAGATGACATTCTTGCAAAACTAAAGATGGAGATTGAAGAATTAGATCGGTAGTCTTTGCTACCATTATAATAAATAGCCGGCCAAAAGGCCGGCTATTTTTTTATGGAGGTAAAATTGAAATATAAGATAAAACAAGACAGTGTTGCTAACCGTCAATCTATTACAACAAAATTTATTGTATATGGAATCTGGGATCATCAAGACCAAAAGCTAGTGTCGCGGTATATTAGACATGCAAAGAACAACTATAAAAAAACAGAAACCAAATATCCAAGAATTTTTACACAAATGAATCATGCTCAAAGTGCATTGATAACAATGACAAGCGAAGACCCAGAAGCATATCTAAGATATGAGACAGTATCAATTACTACAAATTATGAAATAAGCACATCGTTGCCAGCAGAGCTTAGGCAAAAGCAGCTGACAAAACGACATGCTATTTCAAAGTTGACAGCAGAAGAAAAAGCAGTTTTAGGAATTAAAGACTAGAAAAAATCCAGGCTCTTTGATCGAGCAGCTTTTTTAATTCTTTCTAATCCAGACTCTTCATCATCGACTGTTTCAACAGACAGCTGCGCAGAGTCTTCTACGTCATAGAATCTCATTTTTGGTTTATCAACACCAATAATGAATTTATTGAAATAGCTTTCGTCATTGTATCTGTTCTTTAACTGTTTAACACATTTCTGCTTCAATTTATCCAATTGCTCTGATCCAATAATAGCAAAAATAAAGTCAGCTGTAAAAGGGATACCAACTGATTCACTAGTATTAGAAAGACCGGGATCTGAATTACCCATTCCTCCTCTATTGAATTGTGCTCCAGTTAATATAGCAACATCGTGCTTTCTTGCGAATGCTCTTATTTCCTCTGAAACGCTTTTACCTACAGAATACATTCCATGAGAGGCAGGAACCCTGTGCGAACCTAAAAGTGTTAGATAGTCGATAATAATTACGTCGGGTATAAAGTTTTCTTTCGACCGCATATCATCGACCCACGCATCAAAATGCATTGCGTTTGTCTGGCCCCCTTCAGCAAACTCTTTAATCTTTAATTTGCCTTTTGATTGCAGTTCTAACTTTTTGATTTTCGCAAGGAATACAGATTTAGACATGTGGCGGAGCATGTTTATGTCTACATCGAGCAGATTAGCATCAATCCGCTCTCTAATTTTATACTCGGACATTTCCCCAGTTAAATAGAGAACGTTTAATCCTTGTTGCAAATAGTTAGCTGCTTGACTACACATAAACAAAGACTTACCTCCGCCAGTGCCAGCCATGACTATGTTCAATGTTTTACGAAGGATTCCTCCATTTGTTACTTTATCAAAATATTCCAGATTGAACGGAATGTGGTTTCCTTCATGCTTCGAATAATTCTCAAATGCTTTATCTGCATCGTTAAAGTAATCATGTCCAATACTGGTCTCAAACGTAACCTTCAACGCTTCTTCCAAAATGGAAGGAATAGGTCCAAGTGAACTGAGACCTTGAGTTTTTGCCTTTTCAAACAGGTCTACGGATTTGTACAGTGCTGATGCAACTGCTTTGATCTTGCAAAATTTTTCTGCTTGATCTATCAGCCAGTCCATGTCTGTTTTTTCAGACACATTTCTTATCAGATCTAATTCCTGTTTTACTTTTTTGTACTGTCCCTCATTGAAGTTTTGGTTCTCTATCTCGATGGATAGAACGTTGAAATCGATTGTATTTGGTTTGTACTTGTCGACATAATTGTCAATAATTTTAAGAATTGTTTTTTGTTCGTAACTATCAAAGTAATCTTGGCTTAGATATGGCAAAACCTTCTGTCTAAATTTTACATTAGAAAGAAGGTTTGCGAATACAATATGTTCAATTGTCTGCATTTTCGTTTATCAATCCTACTTGACCTTGAGAATATTGTTGTTTTACAGCCCGAAGGAAATCTGTGTTTTTAATAATTGGTAGCCAAAAACTATCTTGATTGGTTTGATCTTTTCTGCAGTTTTGTCCTGTAACTTTGTTCAAGTACCAACCCTTCTTTTCAGAAGTTACAAAACCATGTTGCAGAGCAATTTCTAACATTCCTGACCACATGTTGATACCACCTTCGTGTGTTACGTTAATTGGTATCTTAGATTTCTCCTTGACTTTTCTGGACTTTTCAATATTGATAATAAAGTTATATCCTACAACTTCAGTACCATCCTTCTCTTGTTGTCGTCCAATAAACCAAATATCATTAGAACTGTAATAGATTCCTGTGTTATGTGTTACAGTACCATCTTCAAGAATATAATGTTCTGCTTGATCAACAGAAATATCATATACAGGAATCTTGCCAATAGCCTTTATTGATTTAATTTTCATTTAATATTTTCCTTATCTTTGAATAATGCATCCATTCGTTTGGATCATACAGGTTCTTGTGCTCTTTTTTAATTCGAATAGATTTTAATGTCTGAATAGATTTTAAAACTATAAAACCTTTTCGTCCTATTTTTGCTCGATGCTCAGGTTATTATAATAAACATGTTTAGTCGTAAATATTATACACATTATCGCCAATTTTTAAATCTTTCGCACAAACCCATTGGCCATCAATTAAAAATTTGTGTTGTTTAGAGCAAACTACTGTATATCCGTTCTCAAGTTCTATTTCGAAACATTGAGGTTCTCCTTCTAATAAAGTATCGGGATTCCACGTGTGTGTAACATTTCTAGGACCTTGAAGAGTCATTACTTTTTCATTCTCTCTAACGAGCTCTATATTTCTCAAAGACCCGTCTGCCATAACAATTTTAGTACCCTCTACTAAACATCCACCAGACATGATTTGTTTAGGATATAAAGCCAATTCTTCATACGTGTGATTGATAACAATCATAGGAATATTCTTCAAAGACAGGTGAGGCGTAACGATTCTGCCAAATGATTTCAAGGCTTTGGCTCTCGTCATGTCTGCAGCTTGATTTCCAGATTCAGCATCAGCAACTTCTTTATTTGAAGCAAGATTACCAATAGAATCAATAACGACAATTACTTTGTCGCCTCTAGTAAGTTCTTTCAATTGATTGACACAATCATGTCGTAGCTCTTCAACTGTAGTCACTGGTGTGTGAACTACTCTTTTCGTATCGATACCAATAGAGTTAAAGTAATGCAACGGTGCACCAAACTCTGAATCATACAAAAGCATAATTCCATCGCTATACTTTTCTAGATATGATCTAGCAATCAATAAAGCAAACAACGATTTAAAGTGTTTAGAAGGACCTGCTATAGCTAGCATACCAGGGTTGAATTCACCATCTATCTCTCCTGTTAATGCAACATTTAAAGCCGGAATCGTTGTTGACCACCCTTCTCTATTATTAAACAATTCTGAGTTTTCTATAGTATCTGTATATTTGATTGTTGAGTTCTTCAACATTTTATCTAAAAGTGTCATATTTACCATATTGTTACTCCCAAAAATCGTCTACTGTAAATGTGGATGGTTCTTCAAAACTCCATTCAATAACATCAACAATTGATTTTAAAGGTCCAATGAATGTCTTCTCAAACTGGAGATCAAAATCAATGTACTGTCTATAATTGTCATAATCGTTGAGCTTCGATAGGTTTGCAATTGAGTGACTGTTGAAAGGATTAGGTTCCTTCAAATAACAAAACTTTATCTTTTCACCATCTTCTATTGGTGGTATTATATCACTAAGCTGATTCTTGTACAACCAGTAATTAAACATGATCGAAGCTCTAACATGAACTGGAGTATGCTTTGCAAAAATTGTTTGACTGTTAGCGTATTTTGTAATACCGTTACAAGACCTTGGAAAAGCAATCTGATCAAATTCCATGTTATTGAATTGATGTCTGAATTGTTTTACATATGCTATCAACTGTGGCTCAGTTCCGTTAAGAATAATATCGATACAGTCCTTAACAGCATTTCTACACACCAAAGGAGTCGAACTTTTAATAGCGTCGATACCCATCATCTTTGGTTTTGGTTTGTCGTACCTTACACCCTCTTTATCAAATACGTTAAGGATGTAGTGTTTTTTAGATGTCCAGATTCCTGTGTCACCAAGACATTCTCTCTTCATATTTAAAATAGTTTTGTTTACATTCGTAAAAACATTCAATCTTTTCAATGCTTTATTGATAGCTGGTTGCATTTTGTCTCTACAAAATTCATCCATCATATCAATAGCTTCAACCTTTGTTTTTGGATTGAGAGGAGCTATCACATCATTAAGTACAAAATAACATGAATCTGTGTCAGCAGCAATCACATAATCTTTTTGTGTTTGGTTTAGTTGATTCAACCATTTGTTTAAGTGCTTTTCAACCCACATTGTTGTCATCTGTCCAGACAGCGTAATAGACTCAGCAAGTTCTGGTTGAAACCACCTGTTGTAAGGGTTTGCTAGAGAACCATAAAGTGAGTTTAGCTGGATCTTAATAGCATGTTGCAATGCATTGTACCTTGCATAGTCATACTCTGCCTTTTGGTCTCCATTACCAATTCTCTTTTCGGCCTCAAACATTTTATTTTTAAACTGCTTGCGTTTCGCTTTCAGCTTCGTCATAAGCTCAGGTAAAAATCCTTGACGCTCATTGGTAAAGTAGCAACCGGACCCGGTCAGGTTCCAGTTATTTTGTTTTGCTTTTACAGTTTTATCAATAGCTGTTTCTTCTAATATCTCATAAATTGAAAGCTTTGTTTTTTCCACCAGTGTTTCTGGTGATATATTATGCTGTTCAATAAGAGTAGGGTATAGAGATTCAAAGTCGAATGAAGCACAATAACGATGCATTCCAACAAGCGGATCTTTAACATATGCTCCTTGAATTGGTCTTTCTTTTTCAACGTTTGGATTTTGAGGTGGTATCACGATTCCTTTTGGAAGAAGGTGGTTGTGAATAATAGTGTCCCAAAGTCGCACAGTAGTTAGTGCGTCTACAAAATTAGTCTTTGCATCATACGCGATAGCAAGTACAAGCTCAATAAATTTTAGCTTGTCATTCATTTTTTCAACAAGGGCACAGTCCTGTACGTTATATTCTAGGTACAGTTGAGGATTTCTAGTACACAAATCGTGTAGTGATTCGTACCCTTGTTTACGAAAGTCGACCTTTTTCTCCCCTAGTTCTTGCTCTGAAATAAAATCTAGAGTATAACTTTCTTGAGGTGTATTAGAAAACTTCCTATACAGCTGGAGATAGTCGAGTACGCTAATACCAACTATATCGTAACAATTATATTGCTTTGTTCCAATCTCGATTACTTTTGGTCGTAAGTACTTCCAAGGGGACAATCGTTTGGCATAGTTCATACCGAGAATATTTTTAATTCTATTGACAATATAAGGAATGTCGAATAGTTCACAGTTCCAACCAGTAACAATATCAGGAAACCATTCGGGTTTGCACCAATTCTCAACAAACTGAATTAGTAGTTCTCGTTCAGATCTACACTTAATATGTTTGATGCTTTGTGACGGAGGAACGAAATCATACAAAGAAAATACAATGCTTTTCCCTTTTTTTCGTAGGGTGATTGCATTGATTTCTTTATTTGCTTGTTCAATGTTGGGAAAGCCTCCAGACGAGTCTGTTTCAATGTCTATCGTTACAATTGATAGTACGTCAACATCATACTTTATTTCTTTGGGATACTTCTCGTTTAAATAGCAATAGTTAAATTGACTGAGACCATATACTTTGATTCCTTGATATTCAGTATATGTTTTCAAAAAGTCTTTTGCTTCTTGAATACTATCAAAGTCAACACGAGAAACTGGCTGACCAAACACTGTTTTATAATTTGATTCTGTCTCAGATTCTATAAACAGGTACGGTTTGTAATCTGATATTCTGTTGAATACACGCTTTTGATTAACATATTCAACAACCAACAGATCATTACCAGCCATAACACAGTTAGTATAAAACATAGTGTATCATATCCAAAATTACATTATAATTGACTAGATCGTGAATGTCAACTAGATTTTTGTTTGAATTTACCAATTTTATATTTTGGCTGTAGCTCCCACTTTAATTTTTCTGAAAACGGGAGTATCTTCAACTTTTCGATAGGCAGTTTTGGTTCTACTACTTTACTTGGATCAACTAGAGTTACTAGACCCCATTGTTCAAGTAAGCTAACAATTGTATTACGTCTTGCGATATCCTCTTGACTGATATCTGTATTCCTACCGTCTAGCTTAAACAGTTCCTTGAAGTGAACAACATAATACCTATCTTGTTTATGGAGAATATGACAAGATTGATATAGTATTTTTTGATTCTTAGAAGCTACACCCATACGAGTAAGAGTTTCTCTGATTTTGAGAAAGCCATCTTCATCGTTTAGTCTAATTTCAACAAAGTCACTTAGAACTTTTTGTACTTGTTCTGGTTGCATTCTCAAACGTTTCCTCAATATTATCAAGTATGGCCAATTGTTCTTCTGTTAATATCTTTTGAATCTCCAGAGCCTTTTTTTCACTGCACTGATAAACTCTCATGATAATATTTAGGTTTTTCAGATTCTTTTGAGGCCATTTCTGAAACCGTTTTGGTCGCTTTTTGAGGGTGTACCAATACATGTCATGTTGTAGTTCCAGATCGAGGTGACTATTCGTATTAATAAAGTTAGCCAATAGAATTGTATCTGGACTGAACGACATAGCTTTGTTTACAACAAATGGAACATACTGCTTTCGCGTTTCATCGTCAAACAAATATCTCTTGTTTGTCAAAATGTCATTAACAAAATCAAAAACGTTCATCGATATTCTACCGTTGTCATGATTGCACAAATACATGCACAAGCATTGATTTCTTTATCAACGCAAAACGCGTGTTTGTATTGATAGTCTGCAATTGCCATAATCAGTAACGGTATCGAGCTATCTGTTACAGCTTCTTTGAGGTTATTGTACAATAAGGTGTAGAAGCTGGTATCAGTTACAACATCAACGTTTTCTCCGCACCACTTTCTCATTTGAGAGAATTGGTTTGAACGAATATATTCAATCAATTGTGATAAACGATTATTATCAATTTGTGCTAGCAGACCTGTATCAATCTGTCCAAAGGCTACAGAGTACCTCTGTAACTCATTGATAATTTTACGAAAATCTGGAAAGTGCTTTTTTAGAATAACAATTACGACATTCCAATCGACTGTAATGTCAGGGTTATCGTTAAATATTTTCTTAATTACCTTGAGCATATCGACCATCATTTGTTTTCTTTCCTCAAGGGAGAACTTGAAGTCAACAATTGATGTTCTTGATTGCAATGGCTCAATAATCTTATTAAGGTAGTTGCATGTAAAAATAAACAGTACGTTATGGAATTGCTCCATAAAGTTTCTTAGAGCTGGTTGTGTTGAATTAGGATTAAGATAGTCTGCTTCATCCAATATCACAACCTTTCGATCGTGCATGATCGAAATAGTAGAAGAGAACTGTTGAATATCGGTTCTTAGTGTATCAATGTTGCCATACATTGAGGCATTAATCTCTAATACCTCAGCATTCATCTCATTAGCTAATGCTCTTGCAACTGTTGTCTTTCCAATACCAGGTGGACCATTTAAGATTAAGTTAGGTACTGTGTCAGATTTAACTATGTTTGTAAACTCAGTCTTCAACCTTTCCGGTAACACACAACTGTTAATGTTTTGAGGCCTATAACGTTCCGTCCAAACCCAATTTTTCATCATATATCTCTACTGCTTCTCTTTGCCAATCCAGTACTTTACTTTACCATCAACGCTTTCAAGATACAAACATCTTTCAGCCAAACAAACCTTGTATTCGTTCTTCAGTAGATTGAAATATTCAATCTTGAATAGACTTTGTTCTTGAGCTTTTAATGGATCAATCAACTCAACGATTGGTATATCAATTGAAAATTGATTAGTTGCTGGATTATTGGCTGTTGTTGACATAAGCGTTGCTGAATTGTTGTACTGATTAACAGAAATCGTTACGTGTGTGTTTCTCAACAACATGGCTGCCTTAAACAGCTGCTGAAGCTCTTCCCATTTCAAATAACCGTTGAAAACCGGACCTTTAACAGCACCAGTTTTGTTTTGTATTGTTTTGATTAGGGATGGTTCTGTAAACTTGTACTTCAATGCTGTTCTTGCGTGTTTAAAAACAACATGATCAGAAAAACACTCAGCTGTTGCAGCTTTATCCATTACTTTAATGGAGCTCAATAGCTGAGGTACATCATAGATACTCCATTTGTATGGATAACGTTCAGGTACCTCAGCTATTGCAATAACGTTACCTTGTTGTGCCACAACTCCAACAGTACCCGACCATTCGAGTACCATAGACGGATTAATAGCAGAGAAGTTCTGTAGAACTTCAATAGTCGCATCACTTAAAATCATTATAAATTACCGCCTTATCGGCTATGGTTTTTAGAAACAATCATTAGGATGTAATGAATCGCTTTTAGCAAGTCATTAACATTTTTACCATCTTTCTTGCCGTATCTCATTAAATACTTTATAGCTGTATCTCTAGCTGTTGTTTCAATGGACCCTAAGCTATCCCACACATCTACTGTTTGAATATTGTGTGCTGTGTAGTGATGCTTAGATCCTGTAGCCTGTTCAAGAAAAGCATTCAAGTTCTGCAAAAGTTTAGGATAGTTTTCTCTAAATGTGTCAGAAAACAGTTCCTGATCTTCTTGTTGTTGAATCCCTTTTGTAGTCATAATAAAATTTCTCCAATACATATTGAGACATTATCGCTTTGTGATTTTAGAAGGGTCAACGGTCAAGGCTGCACCTAGCTGTGCTAGATCTGCTATCGAACCTCCAAAGATGTACGTGCCAGCATGCTGTAGCTTCATCCAAGGACACATCCATACTTTCCCTAGTCTTGTTTCTGTGATTGGAGTTTTTTGTACTGTATAACAAAACTGATAGTCTTCGCTGAGATATCGTTTTGAATAGTTTTCATTTCCTAGAACTGGATCGCTAATGTAATTAACAAAGTCCACTAGTTTTGCAGATGGATTTTTGTCGACATACTGTTTAGCTTCCTCAATAATGTTGTTCCATTTGTTCTCAACGTAGCAATCGAAGTAAGCCATGATTTCACGTGAACCATCAAAATGTTGTGTTCTCGCATGATCTGGTTTATACAAAAGGTCTGGAAATTTTTCATTAATCTTAAGAAACGTATTTCTTTTGATCATCATGAAACCGGTTCCAAGTTCCCTCACTTCACAAGGCTCACCAATGTTTATAGATGTCATTCCGGACTTTGGATTGAAGACAAAGTCTCCAACAAACCGTTCAAGTTCATTGGGATTGGTGTCTGCATATCCTGCATTTACAGCCTGAGAAATTTTTTCCCAAGAAATAGATTTTTTAGGATATGCAGCACCAATAACATCATATTCATTTTGTTCATCAAAAGGGTCTGACAAAGCTAGAAGGGTGAATACATCTTTTGGATCGAACGTAATGTCAGAGTCGATAAACAGCATGTGGGTTTTGCCACTGCGAACAAACTCATCAGCACAATAATTTCTACCTCTAGTAATCAATGATTGATTGTGTAGAGTATAAAACTGAAGCTCAATTCCAGCTCGAGCACACTCAACGGCAAGTGTAATCATTGCGCTCGCAAAAGAACCATGGCAAACACCACCATACATTGGTGTTGGCACAAACAAGCTTCTTTTTCGCATTTCTTCCCATGG